GTGCAACTTATACAGTTGTTGATGATCGCCTTAGACAGTCAGCAAGAATACAAGCTGGTCAACAAGAGGGTTATGATTTTATTCAAGGTGCCAAAGCAGCAGCACTAGGAGCTACATTGGGTGGGGTTTTAGGCGGAACTGTTGGTGCTGTATCAGGAAGATTTAAAGGTAAAAAAGTTGTTCAATTTGAAGATAATGTAGATAAAGAACTTGTTGATCTAGGGTTGGATCCACAAAAAGCAAGACAAGCTGAAACATATGATCCTTGGGCGGATCCAATAGAAACACAAGATCCAGTTAAAAGAGCAAAACAAATAGAAAAAAATGTTAAATACCAAGAGCAATATAAAGATTATAGAGCCGGTAAAGTCCAAGATATTAAGATTGACACAAAGCCAAAAGAAATAAATGTTAAGCCTGGAACCTTGGGTGATCTAGTAATAAATGATCCGCAAGGATTTATTAAAGAAGTTTACAATGTTGATGCTCCAGATGTTTCTTATCCAAAATTAAAAATAATTAAAATTGATGATGGTGATACTGGTGAGCCTAGATTTAACTTGGTGCAAAATCTTTCTTTAAAAGATGCTTACGATGAACAAGATCTATCTAACATAGCAAGAGCAAATAAATTATCTGCGGAAGATCTTATTAATAAAAAAGAAGATGTAATAATTGAAAGAGATTTTGATAGCCTCGATGATGCAAAGATTTTTGCAGGTGAAGTGGTTGAAGAAATTAAATTACAACAACCAAAAATAGAGGCCCCGAAACCAAAAGCTAAAAGCAATGCACTTCCAGAAAGTTTAAAGATACCGCCTAAGCCAAAACTAAGAACTGCTAGACAATATCTTAAAGGAGCAATTGGAAAAGACTCAGGAGATATGGGTGATTTTTTACAAGCACTAGAAGGTAAAAGTGGTCAATTACCACCAGCCTACAGGGCCAAACCTGGAACTACTGGAATTGGTGCAGATGGTGTTATTGCTCGTATGCAAGAAGATGGCTTTTATCCAAAAGCAACCATAGAAGGAGATCGAGGAACGACTGCCGGACAGGCCGAATCTTTTTATGACGATATATCTGTAGATAAAACGCATCCAGAGGATCAATTAGCATTAGATCTTTACAACCAGCAAGTTGATGAAATACAGGCAAAAAAAGAATTGCTTAATGAGTATGGTGTAGATCCCAGGGGAATGAGCGATGAAGATGTTGCAAAAGTTTTGCAGGAAATAGACGAACAAAAAATACCACCGGCACGAATAAAAGAAACTCCTCCAATGGAAATTTATGAACAAGCTATTAGGCAAACAGACGAACCTATGCTTGGCACTACAGATTTTCAACAAGATACTACAGTTGCTTTAAACCAAAAGGTTATAGATGTTGGAACGCAAATTATGGATGAGTTGGATATACCAAGAAATCCAAAAGTTTTAATATCAGACCAAATAAAAGAAGCTATTTTATTGGCAAACGAAAACAAAATTTATAGAGATAAGTTTGCCGAAGTTTTGTCAAGAAACAATTTAACTGTAAACGAATTAAGTGGCTTTTTTAGAGAAAGCGTTGCCGATTCAGCAAGAAGGATGCAACAACTTTCTGTCATAAAACAATCATTAAAAAAAGTTGGTCAAGATCTTGGTGAGATTGAAAAACAAGAAGGTTTTTATTCTAATTTTATTGATAACTATTCAGACATAATTAGATCCCTAGACAATATAAGAAGGGGTTTATTGGTTAGTCAGATTGCTACAGCCATGCGTAATAATACTGCACAAATTGGCCGGGTAATGTTAAACACTTTGGTCCAAGCATTTGATGGTGCTTTAAATCAAACATTTAATCCAGTAAGAAGGGCGTTTGGAGCAAAAGAACAGTTAGTAGATCACACTAAATCTTTTAGATTGTTTATGAACTTAACTAAAAATAAATCTAAAGCAAAAGATTTAACTGAATTTTTAACTAAATATTATGTGAATGAGGGTGATAAATTATTTACCAAATATGCTTCTGAAGTTGCTGATTCATCTAAAGCAAAAGTATTCAAGGGTGCACAAAAAGCAGTAGATGGTCTTAACTTTCTTAACAGGATGCAAGAGTTTTACTATCGAAGAGGTATGTTTGCAACATCAATACAAAACGCCTTGGCAGAAAAAGGCATAGACATAAACAAAATTGGCATTGGTGATGATTTATTAGATTACATTTCTGCTGACGATGTATCAAAAGCAGTAGATGATGCTTTGTACTTTACTTATGCTAAGACCCCAGATAACGATCTGTTAAGGGGTTTTGTTAATTTAATGAACAAGTATCCATTTTTAACAACCGCAGTTTTTCCTTTTGCAAGGTTTATGGCTAATGCAGTAGAGTTTCAGTTTAAACATAGTCCAATTGGTTTTGGTATGTTGTTAAGAAAAAAAGAAAGAGCAAAAATTGCTGCCGGAGATACCTCAGCATTTAGTCAGGCTGTGATTGGAAGTACATTATTACTTGCAACAATCGAAGCAAAAAGAAGAGGGCCGGAAGATCAAAAATGGTATGAAGTACAAACTTCTACAGGCAAAACAGTTGATATGCGTCCATATTTTCCGCTTACTCCTTATATGTTTGTGGCAGATGTTATTACAAGAATGGAATCAGGAAGAAACTGGGGTGATGCCAAGGACATATTACAAGCATTAACTGGAGCACAATTTAGGGCAGGTGCGGCTTTAGGTCTTGTAAATAATTTATTAAATGGCCTATCTGGTTTAGATACCGAAGAAAAAATTAATAGATATATGTCTGATTTTGTAGCGGATGTTCTTGGTGGCTTTGCAACGCCTCTTAGAATGTTTAATGATTTCTTGGATCAAGAACAAGAATTTAGAAGACCGGAATTAGAGGGGGAATTTTTTCCGGATCTTGGTAATAAACTTTTAATGAGTGTTCCTATCGCAAGAGAAAGGTTCCCGGAAGTAGAGTCTCCAACAAGAGCAGCTACACCAGGAAGACCTGAAACAATAAAACTTCCATTTACTGATGTAGATTTACCAGGCCCATTAACAAGACAGCTAACTGGTATAACAGTAAGAGAGGAAAAAAACGATGCTGAAAGAGAATTTGATAGACTTGGTTTTAAGATGCGTGATATTTTGCCATATTCTGGAAATGAAAAAGTAGATCAAACCAGAGCAAAATACATGGGTCCATTGGTTGAATCTACAATTCCAAAAATTGTAAATACTCCGGAATATTTAAACCTAGATAATGAAACCAAAGGATATTACCTAAGACTTGCTTTAAAAGGAATAAGAGATGCGGCCAATGACTACATAAAAGAAAATAGAATTAATGAAATTGAATTTCAAAAAGCATCTTTTAATAGGCAACCAAAATATATTAAAAAATTATTACAAAAAAATAATATTACCTGGAAAACCCTAAGGACTGATTTAGAAGAATAAAATGCCCCAAGCAACAGAGCGAGTTGGTCGTTTTGGTGAATATCTCACAGCAGCAATCCTCTCTCAAGTTTCTGACACAGTAACCATCGTTCCACACAACGCATCCGCAGACATTATCTTTGAACACAACTTAAAGCTGTATAAGTGCCAGGTTAAAACCCAATCTAAAATAGAAGAGCACAGGGGTAATTGGCGGTTTGATATGCGTAAGGGTCAAAGAGTCAAGCACAGAAAATACAAAGATAACGAGATAGATTTGTTTGCTTTTGTGGCAGTACCGCACAGGAACGTGGTTTTTTCTAAACCTTTAGACCAAGCTCAACTAACCATCAATGATGAGCACATGAAGAACAATGATGCTGTTAGAAACATCAAAGATATATTGGAAGACTTTAGTTAAAGACTTTCAATATCAAATACAACTTCTTGATCCTTGTAATGCTTTACGGAGTTAATTCCTACTTGTAGGAAATACTCCGCTAATGCTTGGGGATCTTTATTTTCCAACCCAGCCACATCTATCAAAGAACGCGCAATGTGTCTGTTTATATAAACAGGGGTATTGTTGTTTCTTTCATTAAGAACCGGATCATCAAAATCAGATAAGTTCATTACCATACTCCTATAAGGATTTTTTCAATAGCTCCTCTGGTATCTTATTACCATCACGATCTAACCCAAAAACCTTTTCAAGTTCCAGGTCTATGTAATGCTTGGCCTTGAAGAGATCTTCAACTTTATCGTGCTTATCCCTGGTCACAAGTTTAATTACATTCCCCAAACACCAACCAATGTTATTAGCGATAATATAATCTATCGGCTCTATATTGGTTCCCTTATTATAGTGATCTCCACCTACCTGGTTGTTGGAAGCCAAACGATCTTTTGCTTGGTCCCAATCCTGCGGTGTAGCCTTGTCTATTGACATAAATACTCCTTATTTTTAAATAAATATTACCATTATTAGTAATATTGAGGTATTATAGGTGAAATCTGAGAAAAGGGAAATTTATGGAAATTAAAGATCTAAAAGAATTTGACATCACCAACACTATAGACGCTGACGAACTATCCAGACGATGGGGCGTTAGCAAAAAAACAATAGATAATAAAAGATCAAAAGGAATGGGACCTGGTTATTGGAAGATAACAGGAACTATTTTGTATGATCTTGATGATGTAAAAAGAATAGAAAAGGAATCTTACATTTCCAACAATGCCTAGTAAACACGCACTACTGTCCCCCTCGGCTTCAGACAAATGGACTGTCTGTCCTGGTATGCCTAAACTTGCATCACAGGTTCCCTACACCACAAGCATCCCTGCTGTAACTGGTACCTTGGTTCACCAAATGTCTGAGATCTTAATGAAAGGACACTTGGATGGTGATATATCTTTAGAAGATTATTGGCTTGGCAAGGTTGAGATGGTTGAAGATTTTGAGATAGAGATAGATCAAGAGATGATTGATTGTGCAAAGATCTATACAGACTATGTAGAGGCAAGAACAAAAGAACTTAATGGTAAGTTGCTCATTGAAGAGCAAGTATCAATGGAAGAGATAAGCGAAAACATATGGGGTACTGCTGATGCAATCATACTCTCAGAAGGTCGCATATGTGTAATAGATTTAAAGTCTGGCAGATGGCAAGTCTCACCGGAATATAACAAACAGCTAATGATCTATGGCCTGGGTGCATTAACCAGGTATGGCAATGCTGAAACAATTATGGAACTAACGATAGTTCAACCTAGAGGAGTAAAGAAAGAACGGGCGGTTAAGACATGGGAAACCACCGGAGAAAATCTTGCTAACTGGGGATTCGATTTTCTGAAACCACGGGCGGATGCTTGTATGGATGAAAACCCTAAATATGTATTTGGGGATCATTGCAAATTCTGTAACGGACGCAGTCTTTGTGAAACTTTTAAACTTAACACGGGAGAAAAATAATGTCTGATGAACCGGTGATCGTCTTCGAGGAAGGCGGTGTGGAGTATAAAGAGTCTGAGTTATCTGCTGAGGCCTCTATTATATATAACGAATGGCAGTCTGATAAAAAGCAAAGAGATAATCTGCTTAGAGATATAAGAAGATTAACTATTTTATTGGACTTTAATAAAAACGAATTAAAACAATTACTTGAAGGGGGTAAAAATGTCGTTAGCTGATATAAGAACTAAATCTAAAAAGAAAGCACCTAGGATTGTTGCCTATGGTGGGGCCGGAGTAGGTAAAACTTACTTTGGTTCGCAGATGCCAAATCCAATTTTTGTATTAACAGAAGATGGTATGGGTACAATTGATGCACAACAATTTCCGTTGTGTAAATCTTTTGAGCAAGTCATGGGTTATCTACAAGATCTAATTGATGAAGACCACGAATTTAAAACTGTAGTTATTGATTCGTTAGACTGGTTAGAACCATTGATATGGGATAAAGCCTGTCAAGATAATGGTTGGAAATCAATTGAACAACCTGGATATGGTAAAGGTTATGTAGAGGTGTTGAGATATTGGCGTCAATACATAGATCTCTTAAATGTCTTGCGTGAAGATAAAGGTATGATTATTTTGCAGATTGCACATAATCAGATTAAAAGATTTGAGTCTCCAGAGATAGAGGCTTTTGATAGACATGAGTTAAAACTGCACCGCAAGGCCGCAGATTTAATTTTAGAACACAGCGATTGTTGTTTCTTTGCAAACTATAAACTTGGTACTGTTAAGGTCCAGGGGAAAGGTGGAACAATGACAACAAAAGCGGTGGCCGGAGATGTGGTTGCTTACTGTCGTGAGAAACCTGCCTATCTTGCAAAAAATAGGTACGCATTACCGGATGTTCTTCCATTCTCATGGCCGGAAATTAGAAAGGCTATGTTGGGGGAAGATAAAGGTGAGTAAGTTGGGGGAAGTCGAAAGAACAAAGCGTGTTATGGCTAAGATCCAAAAGTTATTAAATCCTTTGATTGATAGCATGGATCCAGATAACAACGATTTGCCTCTCGATGGCTTACATCAACTTATTTGTATTAACCAAGACTGTGAAGAGTTCGTGGAATATATCTCGGACTATCACAGCTACGATCCAGGATAAGGAGTATATATGGATTTAAGTAAGTATAAGGCTCAGGCCGAAAGTAGTATTTTGGAAGAACTCGAACCAGGAACATATGATTTTGAATATGTTTCTGATGAGGAAATCCAGGGTAAGAATGGATGGGTGGCTTTAAAGGTTCTCTTTAGAGTCGTTGATAAACCTAACTTTATGATTGGTCATGCTTTTACAGTAGACCATGATACAAGTGAAGGTGCGATTAACCTTGGTCTATCATCATT